GAAAAGATATCCCGAGTATTACGACCCTTCTTGAATATCTTAACTGCATCTAATAGATCTGGTCGACCTTCAATAAGTTTCAAAAAGATTTTAGCTCGTTGCTTCCAAGCTGGAGTATAAAACTTGCTCATACCCTTTACTCGCTCTTTAGCCTCATTTAAAGCCAACTCAACCTCTCCTAGAGTAATTTTAGTGGCAGTCTGTACGCCCTGTTGAGTAGCGGTAGCACCAGAAGCTTTTTCAGCAATTTCAATAACAAAACTCATCTCATCAATCGACTCACTAAGATCTGGAATATCAACTTTTTCTAAAACATCGCTTGGTTTTCCGGGGATTGGATACCAGCCCCAAGGAACCGGTAAAAACGTCTGAGGCATAAAAGTCTCATCAGTTGAATCGTAATAGTGCATGCCAAAATTTCTCAGTGTTCTATTTTCTACTAATTGAGAGAAAAAAGAATTAACGATTTTATTCGGCCCTCTAATAATATCTGCGACACTATCGCTCCAAAAATCTTGACGCTCAATATCATCACCCCAAGAAACATAGGGATAATGATCTCTCCAATAATTATCTTCAGTAACTCCCAATATTTCCTCTAAAGGCTTCTTCATTAAAATTACCCTATCATCAGCCTCAACATATAAGAATAACTGCTCTTCTAACTCATTCTTGTCAGCATCTTTTTCATCTTCACGATACAAAAACTGTAATGACAGTTCAACGTAAGTTTCACCTAATACCGGATCAATAACATCAGATACGCCCATCTCCTGCATTTTCTCATTCTTTTCCACCAGCATATCCTGATTCTGTTTATTCTTTAATTCACCCTGTAATGTAGAATAGAATTTTTCTAGCTTCTTCACTTCTGCTTGATCATAATCAGAATTCTTTTTAAGCGTACTCAGTGGTACAAAAATATGGGTATGAATTAAAAACCTTGAAGAATTTAAGTTAAAGGGGTCGCAGTGACGAGAAACCAGTATATCTTGAGGATCTTGAACAGTCATCTTAATCTCACCATCAACAATTTGCCACTGATCAAAACTTCGACCGAATAAGAACACCTGTCTTTTATCAACAATATCTTGCAACTCCATATGATTGTGATCTTCATCGGCCATTATTTTCCAGTATTCATTTTGAAAAATCTCTTTCTGCCTATCATTGTCCAAATTTTCGAAATACATCACCGGCATATCATCAACATCTTTTAGCAGAGTTTTAACCGATTGCTTCATCAAAGGAATATTAACTGACTGCCTCTGGGTTAAGCGGTTAATAGTAATTTTATCTCTATACAGTGTGTAATTTTCTAGCCAGTCTGCCTGTCGGCGGCGCCGATAGTTATATCCAGATTCTTTATTCAGCCGAAGCATCTCTAATTCAGGATTATCAATTTTTTCTTCCATACTGAAAACACTATCAAAAAATACTATCTGAAGGCAAGTTTAATTAGCCGGGCATATTCTCGTAAAAGGGTTTAACTCCACCGGGATCAAATGTGCCGGTAGTCCTAACCCTTTTCCTATAAGTTACAGCGAATGTTCTGTAGGAATCAGACCCGTGACTCGCCCAGCTATGCAATGGAGTATCCCTAAATACTTTATTCTTTTCATCCCAATTTTTTTTGTAATTCCTCAGAGCTTGAAGCCCTCTCGAACACTTATCGTCATCAAACCAGCACTGATTAAAAATTGATCTACCGGCATTAATCCCTTCCATAACGCCTAGCTTTGGCGCAACTTGAAAAGTAATGCCTAATTTCTTGGCAACCTCCCACCGGGATTTACCGGTTCCAAGCTCTCTAACCTTAATATCGTGAGGGGCATAATGTTTCCCATAAACATAATTCTTTTCCTGTAGCTTCTTAACATAAAACTCAATCCCCTCACCAGAACTCTCAAAGTAATCAATAAACCTAATCTCCATATTCAACACCTGATAAAACCAAATTGACATTGAATCATCCATACCTAAATCCCAAGCAGTATGAACCGGTAACCTTGAAACATAAGGGACTTTTGTCATTCTCCCTTCCTTCTCAGCACGCCTAATAGCGGCGCCGTAATAAGCTCCAACAATCGGGGATTTGAAAGAACACATGTATTCTTGCTCAAAATAGGCAATTGCCTCTTCGGCGGACCTCCCATTTGCCTCAAATCGCTTTATTATATCTGTTTTGATCTGTAGTAACTCTTCTGTAGAAAATATTTTAGTATCTTCTGCTGTAAGCAATTGGACATACCATCTTGGATTATCCTTTGCATATTCGTATAAAGCCCGGGCGTGATTGTCTCCCTTTGGAGTTGTATTAAAAACAGCGATGCCATCATTCTCTCTTAAAATTGGTTCAACAACATCCCAAGCGTACGGATCTTGGTCGGCCCACTCAGAGAAGATAAACATCTGCGGATTACCACCTCTCAATGAATCTGGCCTATCACTACCGGCAATCTGAAAAATAGAATGGTTCTTTAGCTTTTGATCATAGCTAACATTCCTAACAGGAACCTTCATCCGGCCTTCATTCGCCCTGCCAGCCCTGATTGCTTCTGGGATATGATTCATGAATTTAAAACCATCTGCACCAATACCATCCCACATATTGTCTCTACCCATAACTAAAGTTGGGTATACATATTTAACTAAACAAGGGAATCTTACCAATTGACGAGGAACTACATCAGCTATATTCGTTTTATCTTTGCCGGCTCTTCGATGCCAAACTTGAAAAAAGTATCTAATATCGCTCTCACGATTAATAGATTTTTCAATCGCTTTTAAAAAAGGAACTTGATAGTCTCTGGCAGTAAAATGATAAGGTAGGTGAACATTATTTACCATCTTCTTGAGGTTTATAGCTCGTCATTGAAATTTTAAGAGCTTGACCAGCAGAAGTAACATCTGCCTTTTCAATTGGGGCTACTCCAAGCATTTTAAGTTTAGACTCCCACATTCTCCATTCATCTTTGCCGGCCTTTGTCATACCATCTAAAGCACTTTCAATTCCATCTCTAATAGCCTTCTGTGCTTGGGGAATCTTTTTCCATTCAGAAATAGTACCCTGATCAACTCCCAAAGTCTTAGCAATTTGGGACCAATGATGTACCGATTCACCTCTTAACATATCTAAAAACACTTCAAACTCTGCTTTTTTGTTAATACGCTCTTTCGTCTGGATTTTTGGGATTTTCTTTTCCGGCTTTTTTACCTCTTCTATAGGGGTTTTTTCTTCTTCTTTTACTTCATGTCCTTCTTCTGTTTTTTCCATTTTGCCAGTCCTCCTTAAAGGGTTAGGTTAATAATTGTTTATAGTTCTCAACTGCACATAACTAGTTTTGTTTGATCTAATACTAGATTTTCGAATGAATCCTTTTTTCTGCAAAGATTTTAAAGAATTAATAACAGTAAAATCTTTAATGCCCTCATTTTGCATCTTTAAAATAATTTCTTTACGAGGGACCGGGGTCTTTTCTTCTCGCACCCAATGATCAACAAAACACATTATATCATGTTGCAGTTTATTGCCCATGCTTCCAACATATACTATAAACCGCTACTTATGCAAATCTTTATCTGCATAAGCATCAATTTTATCTGTATGCGCATCAATTTTATTCTTTTCACAATAATCAAACCATCCAAAAAGTATCTCGGCGGCCGTATTCTTCCCAAAATATTTTTTATAAAATTCTTTATAAGTTAAAAACTTTTTCTTCATAAGTCCTTTGCCCTTCTCTTTTTAGCTTCAAGGCTTGCTTTCTTAACTCTTGCCTCGGTATTTTTCACACGCTCTTTAATAGCCTCTTGTCTGCTTGCCCAATTCTTAGTTTGAAAAATTGGTACTCTTGCTAATTTCTCGGTTATGGTTCTTAATTTTCTAGCTAATTTAATCTTGTCTTTGTGCTTCATAAACCCTTTTTTTCGCCCTTAATATATATTCCCTTGCGTTTTTTATCTGATCTAACTAACCAAGTTAAAAGAATTTTACCCTTGAATAAAGCCCTTAAAGCTACTGTAAACCTAT